TCCGGAGTTAATGTTTGAGCGTTGTAAGCCGTAAGCATATGATTGTAAAAAGTAGTTCCCAAAATTGGCTGTACTCTTAGAGCAGCTTGAGTTGCTACATAAGGTGTCACATCTGTAACATCTACATTCGCTGTAATGGGTGTATTAACCTTAAGGTAAGTTTCTGTGATGAAATATAGCATTATACAATGGGTGTTGTTGGGGTTACTACTATAGCACTAGCTGCACTTTGTGTTAAATCTCCACCTTCAATTGGTGGTAAAGATGCTAACGCTCTTACTTCGTTAATTGTCATTGTCTCAAGTACCTTTGTAGCTACTAATGGGGACAAGCTATTTAATGCATCATTAGTTTTTGATGTATCACCCTCAAGTTCAACAATATTCTCGTTGATTATTTGAAAGTTATTAATAGTAAATTCAGCAGGTATTTTTGCAATGGTTAACAACTCGTTAAATATTACACTTACGCAACTTCTTAGCTCCATTACTACGTTCTTTTCAAAGATAACATACGCTTGTTTAATATCTGCACCGCCTCCTAGACTTCCTGTAGTTCTAATTCCCATTAGTATTGGGTCAATCGTGTGAGCAAAACATATTTGTTCCGTATTTAGCTGAGATGCCTCTTGGAATAACTTGTCATTATTGTTATTTGGTAAAGCCTCAATCTTTGGAAGTTGGTCTTGACTATTAGCAAAAAATGCGACAGCTTTCCCACTATTGGACGCTCCTTTTAGCCGCTCAAGCGTCTCTTTTATCATATGTTTCTCTTCCTCAGACTGTGGTCTTTTTGGAAACATCATAGCAAAGCTAGGGAAAATTGAGTTTTGGATATTGGATTTAGCAAAAAAACTTAATTCGCCCGAGAGAAACGCAAAATTTAGTGCCGAAGTGTATTGGGGCAAGGAATAATAATCTTGACCCAAAGACTTAATCTCGTAGCAATATAGTTGTTCTGAATCTGAACAAGCAACGTGATAAGGTTTGATAGATGTAATCTCTATATTGGTACTCCAATCATCACACAAATAATACATATCTTTAAATCTTGATATCCTTACTTTTTCGGGTGAAATATTCTCAATCTTAACTAATTTTTTGGTGCTATCAAAACACAATTTAAAATATATTCTGTTGTGTACTATTAGCTGTCTAGTTACAGCTTTTACTATGTGTTTAAGTTTCGTTTTTCTCTCAAACATATACAGCTCCAATTTCTCGGGAGTTGTTAGCTTATCAGTAGCTAAAGCAAAACCACCACCAATAACTGCGTTAGTTTTATAATCACATATTGCTCCGTGTAATGGACTAGAAAAATACATCTGATTAAGTAACTCCGGGAAAAGATTATCGTTTCCAAATCTCACCCACATATTAGTCGAGTACCTGCCATTAACATAGGGGAGTGACAAATCACCTTTACCTACAGGAAGGAATGGAGTAGAAAAAGATTGATATCCTTCTACTACTTCTATTGATTTATTCTCTTTTTTAAATAAGTTGTACCAAGCCATATTAATCGTAAATTGAAGTTCCTACTGCACCACTTACCACCATTCTACCCTCTTCTATCACTACACCTGTTGATTGTGCAATAGTTAAAGGCAAAACATAAGGTGTAGAGCTTTCGTATATTTGATAAATAAATTGTCCTTGTACTAATGGAATGTTTACCGGCTCATTTAACACGAAAAGATTGTATCGTTCCGGCCATAAGCTAATGTCTGCAGTAGTAAATAACTCAGTACTACTAGTAGTATTCATTTCATTAGTAAATGCAAATAGATAATGAGGAGTAGGTACAGTAGTTACCTCTGTTAAAGTCAAAACTATTTGATTTATTACGCCCTGCTCAATGTATATCATAACCTATATTATATAACCACTTTCAAATGTTTAGAAATAAAAAAAGCCTCACATAATTGCAAGGCTAATTTTAAGCGTGTTAAGTCTATTAAGATATACCGATAGCAGCTAAAGCTACAGGAGTCATATTGACCTCATAAGCTAAGTACTCATTTTCCCCAAGCAGCGTAACGGCATATTTAGAGCCATCCGCACGAGCTGTTCCCGAGCCTTCAGCTACTCCTGTTACTTGTAGGTAAGGGAAGTACCAATAGATACCATTAGCATCTAATACTATAGCGGTTAAATATTGTTGTCCCGAGCCTAAAATTTTGATAGCTCTTGACTTATCAGCTTCTCTGCGTTGGAACATTAAAGAGATAGTAGAAGTAACAAAAGATGATCCATTGATTAAGTCAATAGCAGCCTCTTCTGTAAAGCTAGATGTATTTCTACGGATAAAATAGTTTTCAAATAAAGTAGTACCTGCTAGGGTAATACCTGTGATAGACCATCCTGCACCTGCAGATGGGTCAGTTGGTGTAATAGATGCGATTTCTTCCTGTTGGTTAATCCATATTCCATAGATTCCCCCTGAATTTGAATCGCAACTTTTTAAAATCGCCTCGAGGGCTTGACAAGTTGGCATAATTTTTTAGTTTTATATAAAGGGGGTTACCCCCCTCTATGAGTGAATATTAAGAATAATTAAGAGCCGTAAACGATGTCAGTTGGATTAACATAGTTAAAGCCAATTTTCATATTTGCACGAGTACGGATGTAAGGCTCTGCAACTGTATCTGCTAAGTTTACAGCTCTCAAGTCGCTTGGGTCACCTTCACCATCGAATAAATAAACGAGATTATCCTTTAGCGTAATTACTAAATGGTCATTTGACATCCCCGGACAAAGAACAATCTTAATACCTAAGTAAGTCAAAGATAAATCTTGAGTGATATATGCGTTCGTGTTACCACTTGCAACTCCTAATCTATAAATGTTAACTAATTGAGTAGGTAAAAAGATACGCAAGTCTGCAGTACGGGATGCAATGTTAGCAGGTACTAAAGCAAATGCAGCCTCTAAGTCAGTTAATAACTGAGCAAAAGTAGGCGTAGGTGTCATAGCATAAGGTATAACATCTAAATCAGCACCCAATTGCACTTCGTAACCATCACACAAAGATAGTGGGTTAGCAGGAAGTAAAGAGCTATCACCTTGCCATCTTAAAGACTCAATAGAGCCATTAATTGAATTAGCCATTTCTGACCAATAGAATGACATAAAAGATGCAACAGAGAAATCTCCGTTAGACCCTTGAGCCATTTGTAAAGATACAAAAGACTGCTCCAAATCAAATTGACAAATTTGAGCCATTGAAGACAAAGCACATACGCTCATTGATTTTGCTGTTAATTGGTCTGTAGGTGCAGTAAAAGCACAGGTTGAAGGTTGTAAAATGTCACCAAAAGTAACAGTACCAATTTTAACCTCAAATTTTACACCCGGTAGTGTACGGAAGTTATCAACGATTTCGCTGTTTCCTAGGTAAGCTTGAGCGTAAAAGCTCTCTGCATTTGGTGTAAGAGTTGCCCCTGCACCATTAACTAAATCAAATTTTAATTTTCTCATTGTTTGTTGTTTTATTTGTTATTGTTAAATTTATTAAATATACTAAGTCTTTGTTGTACGCTTAACGCTACAGCCTCCTCCAAAACCTCCTCTTCTGTTTCAGTAACTAATGATTCTTCCAACTGATTTTTTAAGTCAGCTATCATAGCAACTAATGCATCCACTTGTTCAGTAATAAATGGGCGAACTATCTCTAGTATTGCTTCAGCATCCATAGTAGGGTCAACAGCCATTGTTTCCTCCTCAACTACTTCTTCTTCAACTACAGTATCTGCTAGTTCAGCCTCAACTACTTCTTCTTCTCTAATTTCGGTAATTTCACCATCAACAACAACGTATATTTTGCCGTCAATTAAGTGTTCACCATCCGGTAATTTATTCATATTATTTAGTTTTAATTGTTTCTGTTCTTTAAGTTTCATTCCAAGATAACCCTCGATTGAAAAACCAACTTGACCATCAGCCACCAATTGATTATAGTATTCTTTGTCGGTTACCTGTGCTGTTACCATAAGAGTCCCTTCCGGAACTTCGATGTTGAATGATGAGTATGCCTTATCTTCCTTTGGAGTATCCACAATCCAAGCCTCCAAAACATATGCCGGGACAGTCTTTTCTGTATCGTGTTCTAAATTAAATAAGTCTTTGTTAGACATATCCTTCATAAACTTAGAATGAATTCTTTCGATTTCTTCTACTGAAAACGAAACGTAATATTCCTTACCATCTTCATCATCTTTACGATAGATTTCCATTGGTATTAATGCCGGTGCTACGATACGATATTTAATGTCATCCGTAAAAATCATTGGCTTAACTTGACTATTAAAAGCCATCCCCATTACTTTGATAGCAGGAGTGGATGTAAAAGCAATTTGTTCAATGCCTAAATCTTCTCCGTTTTCAGAGTATTCCGGGTCAATCGTGATTTTGTATACAGGAAGATTATCTTTTGCCATACCTATATTATAATTATTCATATATTTGTAAAAAAATTAACTATGGTAACTATTTTAGGTAAAGAAATTCCCAATAGAATTGAGGAATTAACGATTGAACAATTTGAGGCAATCACAGATATCAACAATAATAAAGAAATTGATCCGGTTGATAGACATTTACAGATATTTGAGTACTTAGGTATTCCCGAAAAGGACTTTTTTGACTTTGACATTAACGATTTTATTGAGATTGTTAAGGAATTTAACACCATCCCCGAGCCAATGGGTGATATTGAGCCAATTGGTACGCTAGAATTAGACGGATTCACCTATACAGCTGAGTTAAAACTAACAGTTAGGGAAACAAAGCTTATAGAAAAGATTGCCATCCACAAACAGAAGGGATATATCTCGGATATGATGGCTGTAATGTTTAAAGCTGACCATCTAACACCGGCTGAACATTACGCTGAGGCTCACCTTAAGCTTAAATCTAAGCACATCCGTAAATTAAAGGCTGAGATTTGTATCCCATACATTATGTTTGTTGCAAATAAGATAAAAAAACAAGTAGAAAATGAACCTGCCCAAGAAGTGGAGTGAGGTAAGTCTTGAGCAATTTATTGAGATTGCTGAGATAGACAAAGACAAAGGGGCTTATCACTATAATAGCGAAATACTAGCTATCATTTGTGATGAGCCTTCTGACGTAATTGAGGACTTGGATATAGATGAGTTAAACGAATACATTGACCAATGTAAATGGGCGTTATCTCAGCCATCCAATAAATACAAGTCAGAGCTTCTAGGTATGAAAGTAAAGCCACTTAATAAACTTTGTCTTTATGAGTATATAGACCTTGATTATTATTTCACTAATAACTATATAAAGAATCTAGGTAATATATGTGGGGTATTGTATAGACAAAGTAAGACTAACGAATGGGGTGAGGAAATTATTGAGCCTTACGAATACGATTGTACTATCAGAGCTGACAAATTTCTTGACTTACCAATTACAGATGTTTACGGAATTATTAACGAGTTCTTAAAGTTCAGAGAGAACTTTTTAAAGACTTACCAAAACTTATTTCAAGGCGAAGAGCTACCGGAATTAACGGCAGAAGAAAAAGCAGAATTGACACCGGAAGAATTAAAAGAGGAAGAGGAAAGTAAGAAAGATTCTAAGTGGAGTTGGGAAAGAATGATATACGGATTGTGTAATAATGACCTTACAAAAAGTGATAAAATTGGAGGCCTTCCCCTTACTTATGTCTTTAATATGTTGGGTATGAAAAAGGAATTAGAGATATAAATGCCAAAATCACAAATGCATTTAAATATAGTTTTAAAGCGATTTAAGCGACTTTAATACTTTGGTGATAGATTATACCTAAAACTAAAGATAATGAAAAACTCAATAAACATAAGGC